CATGAAGTCCTCTCGCTTCTCTTCTGGTGTCGGTGTTGGTATTGGCATCACTTTCGGTGTTTATTTGTTTGCTTGATTAAGTCGATGAGCGACAGCACTGCGGCACTGATGACAGCGATGCATAGTGTGTAGACGATGACCGTGCTCATGGTGTGTATAGTTGAGCTTGTGCTGCTGTGTTGATTCGAATCTTGTCAACCTGCTCTTGATTGTTGTCATAGTGCATCTGTATGCCGATGCGCTTGATAGTGTGCCACTTGTCGACTCCGTCGGTGAAGTAGATGCGAGCCTTCGGTATGCCGAGCTCTTTGGCCGTAGCAAGTACGTCTTCGTTCTCCTTCCAGTGTCGAGCGGTCACGATGTACACGAGGTGTCCTTGTTTCATCTTGATCGAGGCAAGTGCCTGACCGGGTCGCGTACTGAGCACGCCGTCATAGTCGAATGATATCTTCATGCTTGAGTGATTAAGTGTTCGATGAGTTCATACTGAGCCTTGATTCGGTGCTGGTAGCCGTTCGATAGTTCAATGATGCACATGTTCGGACTGATTGCGTCGTATAGTGCGACGATATGCTCGACGTATATGCAGATTCGACTCTCGACGTATCTCTTCGCTCTTGGTATGTTGAGCTCCTTGAGTACGCGGTCGGTCGTTTCGTCGTCGACGTCTTGCTCATCGAATAGGGCTACCGCGAATAGGTAGCCGTTCTCTATGTAGCACTTGTGGCCGTTGATCATATTTGTACGTCTTGCTTGTTACCTATCTGAAGCTGGAGCTCTTTGACCATAGCTCGGATGCAGTTCTCGCACCGGCGCATCGGTCTGCCGCTTGCCTTTTCGAACCATTTCACGATGTCGTTGACCTGGTCGTTCGTTAGCTTGCCACTCTTGGGCAGTGAATTGATGAACGTCTCGAGCTTGTTGGTCTCTTCGTCCGTGAGTCGGTACTTTCCCCACTTTCCCACTGGGCACGACTCGAAGGTGAACTTCGTCTTCTCCTTCACGTAGCAGCCACATAGGCGCACCTTCTTCTTGTAGTACTTGACGAGATTCACGTCTTGAGTCTCGGGCTCGGTGTCGACCTCGTCCGGATCCACGAGTCCACCATGAGTGCCGGAGATCAGTCCGACGAGGTTCATCGGCGTGCCACAGCTGCCGTGTTCTTCGTTGTAGAACTTGCACTTGCCGCATTCATTCATGCGAGCTGTCCGGACTCGTGCCGGGACGTTGAGCTTGAACATTGTCTCGTATCTTTTTGATGGCCTTCTCGACCAGTTTATACAGTGCCCTCACCGGTATGCCGGTCTCCTTGCTGACCGTCTCGTATTTAAAGTCCTTCATGGCGTAAAGCCGTAGCACGACCGCATCGAGTTCCGGCATCAGCGAGATATATGCATCTATGTACTCGTTGTCGATGCGTGAGCCGAGCCATGGTGTCTCAGGTTCCATGTTCGCGACATCTGCCTCGGTGCTCCAGTTCGCAGCGAAGCGCTTGTACTTCTGCGCGTACTTCGTATGCTTGCCGATGTACATCAGATATAGCGATCTGTTGACGTACTCGAACAGCTTCCCTCTTCTCGCCACATCTTCGGCCTGCTCGCGGTGCTTGTCGAATATCTTGAGCAATGTCTCACTGAGCAGGTCTTCTCCTCGCACCTTGTCTCTCTCGAGACCGATGGCGTGCTCTCTCCACTGTGCGTAGTGAGTGTTCACAAGTAGCTCCAAAATGTCGCGATGTTGCACTTTTGAGTCATATCTTTGCAAACATACAGCACCGCTTGCGGTATGCCGCGCACATAGCTGTCAACTTATGCACATGACTCTCGAGGACTTCATAGTAGATCACTTCGGCACGAAGGAGCTCGCCGCTCGACGGCTTAAGGTTACACGATGGACGCTGTACCGATGGCTTCGTGATCCGGACAGCATCCAGCTCAAGCACTTCAAACGACTCGCACAAATAACTCAGACCGATGTCAATATTCTTATCGCATACGGCTCAGCAAATACTCGCCGACCTTCAAGTCATGCTCGACAAGGAGCAGGCTCGTCAGGTGCTCGTCAAGTTGCAGCCGTTAATTGACGACCGCCACTTCAAAGAGGTGAGTCTTGCCATCGTTGAGCTGATGCCAGACGAGCAGCTTCAAGACATCATGAAAACGGCCATCGACCGCACGCCTGCCGAGCTGTTCGAAGTCGCATGTATGTGCGTGACCGCTGTGACCGGTGTCTCTGATATTCATCGACGACGTAGCAGGCGCTCTGACGAGATCATGAGCAGGTACTACGCACTGTTCATCATGTGCGAGGAGCTCCATACGACCTCACAAGCGACCTATCGAGACATCGGTGCTCTATTCACTCCTCCGATACATCACACTGTCATCATACATGCCCGGAAGATGGCCCTCGGCTACCTTGAAAGTGATGAAGAGGTACGTCGTGAATTGATGAACATCACGCGACTACTCGCTCAGCATGGTCACTGGCGCTCACTCGAGAAGGTGAAGAGCATCGCACCCCTAAAAAGTAAACATATAGAACTATGAGTACATACACACACAAGCCGAACACTGGCTCACTATGGAAAAACGACAAGAAGACCGACCCGAAGCACCCAGACACGCGAGGTACTGCCTTAATTGATGGCAAGCTCTACCGGATCAGCGGCTGGACTCGTGACGTAAAAGGTCAGAAGATGAGCGGCCTCGTTTTCACTCTCGATGAGCAGAAGCCTCAGACGTCTGCACCTGCTCCGACATCCGGCGACGACGATCTACCCTGGTAAGATGCCCAAGATAGACTTCCTCCCGAAGCAGATAGAGTGCTTCCGAGCGCTCACAGTCGACTCACCGGTCGAATGGGTACTCTTTGGAGGAGGTCGTGGCGGCGCGAAGTCGTTCACTGGCTCTGTCTGGCAGATACAGAGACGTCTCAAGTATCCAGGCACGAGGGGACTCATAGGACGCAGTAAACTCGATACACTGAAGAAGACGACCCTCAAGACCTTCTTCGAAGTTTGTGCGCTCTATGGCCTACGAATGGAGAAGGATATGACCTTCAATGCTCAGTCGAATGTCATCACGTTCGCGAACGGCTCCGAGATACTACTCAAGGATCTCTTCGCATATCCTTCCGATCCGGAGTTTCAACAGCTTCAAGGTCTCGAGCTGACCGATGCCTGGATAGATGAGGCCGCGCAGGTCTCACGCCGGGCTGTGGAGGTACTCAGCTCGTGCTTCCGCTTCAAGATGAAGGAGTATGATCTCAAGCCGAAGATGCTCCTCACGTGCAATCCGCACAAGGGCTGGCTATACCACGAGTTCTATGTGCCATGGCGCGACGGAACAACAAGCCCGAAGCGTGCCTTCGTGCAGTCGCTTGCGAGCGAGAATCCTCACCTGCCGTCGAGCTACCTCGATACTCTCGAAGATCTCCACGAGATCGACCGGCAGCGCTTGAAGTATGGCATCTGGGAATATGACGAGAGTGCCGACGGTCTCTTCGGCTATGAGGACTTGAGTCATGCCTTCCGTGACGAGAAGGTGATCGGTGAGATGTATCTGACCTGCGACGTCGCCAGGCTCGGCAAGGATAGGACTGTCATCGCTGTCTGGAGAGGTCTCCAGTGCATCGAGATCCATGAGCTAAGGAAGCAGCGAGTCGATGAGGTCGTGCGTGCTATACGTGAGCTGCAAGCGAGGCATAGTGTCGAGACGCGTAATGTGATAGCCGATGCTGACGGTGTCGGTGGCGGCCTATGCGATGTGCTCCGGTGCCGTGAGTTCATGAACGGATCACGCGCGGTGCATCCGGAGCGCTTTGTTCACCTCAAGGCCGAATGCTACTACAAGCTCGCAGAGAAGGTCGAAGCTCGTGCGATAGTGCTCCCCATCAGCCACCGCGATACTATCATGAAGGAGCTTGACATGATTCGAAGGAAGAGGCCCGAAGCCGACGGCAAGCTGTCGGTGAGTTCGAAGGATGAGATCAGTCGCCAGCATGGCCTATCTCCCGACTATGCCGACGCGATCATGATGAGAATGTTCTTCGAGCTGTATCCGAATTATGGCAAGTATAGCTATGGGTAAAAAAAAAGGGCCCGAAGGCCCTCTGTAACATGTTACAACTTGTTCCACTATGTTACCAAAGAAAGCGCACGCGTGCGTACTTGCCGCCTTCTCGTTCCGATAGTATGCCTCCCCTCTCTTCGAGCAGTCTGAAGAGTATCGCAGTATCTGCCATGTGGTGACGATAGCGAATATCTTGGAACTGGTCGCTCTTCGTCTCGATCCAGGCTGCATCGTACCGGTCACGTAGCTCGTCGATGAAGGCGCGCGTGTTGCCGCGTAGGCCCTTGTAGATGTTCGATGCGAGCGGTGCAGGTTCGGTGAACATGTCCGTCTGTTTGGAAGCCTTGACCATAGCGCCGACCTCCTCCGGCGAGAGTGCTATGAGCACGCCGCCGTCGTTTGTACTTGTGATTTTCATCTGTATATTGAGTTATTTGTTAACTGATAGAGTTCGCCGCTGATGCTTCTCATGCGGCTCGGTGAGTACTTTACGTCTCCGCGTAGCATCTGGATGCGAAGAGTCCGGAGCTTGACTATGCGCTCCACTTGTTCGGCTGTGTATGTTTTCATCTGATATTTGTTTGGAGTTCGGATTCGACATCTCGCCAGTACTGAGCGAGTTCATAGTTGCAGTGTAGTTGCATCTGTTCGATGAACATCAGCGCGCACTGCCGGGCTGCTTCTGCTCTACTTCGACGACCGCGAAGTGACATGTCGTGTACGACACCACTGAGCAGGTCGTAGTACTCGTCGAAGAGTATCTGTGCGTGATCCTTTGCCGTCATGACTTCCCCTCCTTCTCTTGTGGCTTCCAGTTCACCTGCTCCTTCGCGACGTTTGCGAGTATCGTCCGGACGAGTATGTCTCGGTGTGCATCGCTGAGTTCATGGCTCGGGTCGATTCTGACCTCGTACTTGATGCTGCCGTTCGTGTGCCGTAGCAGCTCGAAGACATAGGTCGGCTGTGCCTCATCTGAGAGCGCCAGTGTGATAGTGCCTCGGAAGTGCTCGGTGCGCTTGTGAGGCTTGTTGTCGATAGTGATCATGTTATAGAGTTTTGAGTTGTTTGATTTTTGTCTTGTATAGCTTGATCTGCTCCTGAATCTCCGGCACCGATAGCGAGAGCCGTCCGTTTTTCGCAGCATGCAGTTCATCGTATGCCTTCAGTCCGATGCGCTCAACAAGTCGCTCACCGTACTCGATGAGGTTGCCGTGCTTGTGCTGATTGCAGGTCACACACTGGCCGAAGACATTCGCTTCGTTGAAGCGTAGGTTCGGATAGCTGCCGACGCTGAAATAGTGACCGGCGTCATACTTGCCCCTGAGAGGCTTGCCGCAACTTATGCAGGTCAGCATCTTGTCGCGTTCGCGTATGTAGGCATTGAAGACCGTCTGAAGTTCTTTAAGGTACTCCTGGCGAGTCTTGAGCTTTTCGCGCATCTCCTGGATCTTGAGCCTGCTGTCCTTTGCCTTCATGGCCTTCGCATGTGCCAGCACACAGCTCACCTTCGTGCATGTGACCTGGAGTGTGCTGATGGTCGGTGAGAAGACCTGCTTGCAGATCTTGCACTTCCTATTTTTTACGTTCGTCAATTTCATTTTGAACTATGACGCGGTAGCGTCGATTGCGTGCTTTGCATGTTTTGTCCTCGCTGTGCTCACTGAGCAGCTTCCAGCGCAAGAGCGTGAGCTCGTTGTCTGTCATCGTTTTGACCTGCTTCTTCTTCATGGCTCTATGATGTGTATCAAGTCCATGACGTGCTTCGGTATTCGAAGGAGCTGCCGGTTGTTATGCCTCCACTTGTCGGTGACATGTCCGACCTTCTTGGCCGCGTGTACGATGTGGAACAGTTCGTTCCTTGAATTGATGACGTCGTAGGTGCCGTCAGAGTTTCGATATACTTTCATCTCTTGCTTGATTATACGGCCGCTTGACATGATTAGAAAGCGCATGTTAAAAGGCCTCTATGGTTTGTATGGGTTGTTTGTTGAAGTCAGTGTATTGCATCACTTCGGCCTTGAAGCGCATCTTTGCGATACCAGTCGAGCCGTTGCGCTGCTTTGCCACGATGTACTCGCCGCTTCCGGTCAGATCGTTGCCGCTGTCGTCGCGTGTGATGCCGTAGTAGTCGGGACGGAAGAGGAAGACCACGACATCCGCATCTTGCTCCAGGCTTCCCGACTCGCGAAGGTCGGAGAGCATCGGCCTCTTAGTTGACCTTGCCTCGACTCCTCGCGATAGTTGAGACAGAGCCACTACCGGTATGTCGCACTCCTTGGCGACGAGCTTCAAGTTGCGACTGATCATGCTGATCTCTTGCTCTCGGTTCTGTCCCTTGTTGCGGAATTGACTGCCCAGTGTCATGAGCTGCACATAGTCGATGAACACGATGCCGACCTTGTGCTTCTCGACCATGGCCTTGACGCGTGTGCGTAGGTCGAAGATAGAGACGCCTGCCGTGTCGTCGATGTATATCGGTAGTCTGTTGAGTCTGTCCTTTGTCATCTGGAAGAGTCGCATCTCATCTGTGTCGAGTCGGTACTTCATCACTTTCTGACCATCCAGGCCGCTCATCATGCTGATCATGCGAAGGATCACTTGAGCACTGGACATCTCGAGCGAGAAGAAGAGCACCGGCATGCCACGCTGTGCCATGTTCAGCATCTCGCTGATCGCCATCGCAGTCTTGCCCATGCCCGGACGACCTGCCATGTACATGAGGTCTGTCTTCTGGTGTCCTCCGATGAGCTTGTCGACGCACTCGATGCCTGACGACACACCACTTACGCCGCTCGCTTCCTTCTCTCGTGATATGACTGACTCTGCGACCTTCTCGGTCAGCTCGTTGACGTGTGCCACTGTGGTCTTCACGTTTGTCGAGAATACTTGCGTCATCTGACTACTGAAGCGGTCGAACATCTCGAACACATCAGCGCTCGGATCGTAGGCCAGCTCGTTCACCTGGGCACTGATGCGAGCGAACTCTCTCTTCATGTAGTGCTCGCTGAGCATGAGGCACCACTGCTCAAGATTGGCGGTCGATGCCACTCGTGAGGTGAGTCCGGCTATGTACGCAGGCCCTCCGCACTGATCAAGCAGGCGCTCCTTCCGGATGTGCTGAGTGACCGTGAGAATGTCGATAGGCTTGTTGTGAAGGAAGAGCTGAGTCATAGCCTCGAAGATAGCCGTGTGCCGGCCATCGTAGAAGCGCTCTGCCGATAGGTGAGCGATGACTGAGGTCATGGCCTTGCTCTCCATGAGCACAGCACCGAGCACCAGCTGCTCGAGTTCTATGTCGTTTGATGGTAGTCTTGAGATCATACTGGTCGATATTGGTCGATAGGTTGCCATACTGCCGGTACTTCGCCGATGGCTGGGTTGTAGTGTGAGCTGAGTACTTGTGCCTGAGGCTGTTTGTTCTCGTCTTTAAACCAGACGCCTCGCATCTTCTGCTTCCAGGCTCTCACCGGCTCGCCGCGTGAGTCCTTCCAGCCTGCCTCTGCATAGTAGTGGTAGGCCTTGACTGCGATATCTCGAGTGTATCCGTTCTCAGTGAAGAAAGTGATCACCTCGTCGAGTGATGGATAGGCAGTACTCTTATCCTTTACATTAACACTATCATTTACATTAACACTTACATTTACACTACCGCTACGTTTGCTATCGTTTGCTACCTCTTGCTTGCTTTTGCTACCTTTTGCTACCTTTTGCTTGCTATTGGTAGCTTTAGCTTGTCCGCCTTTACTGCCTTGAGTTCTACGTATGTCGGCTATGCGTTCCCACTTCTCAGCATCACGCGTCCACTGATTTATGAAGGGAAGCAGTATGCACTTGAGAAGTACATCTTCTGGCTGTTCACCAGTCTCGTGATAGGTTGCCATAGCTTTGAACAGCTTACCGGCTTGCTCATCACTCAGAGCGTCGAGAACAGCGAGACTATCTCGGTGTAATAGGAAGGAGTTTTTCATGGAAAAAATACGACTACCGCACGCAAAGGCGATCCATCGCACGAATGTGCTTAAGCAATGCGGCGGTAGTCTGTATTCAGTTTTTTCATAAATGAATCGCGATACAATTATAGTCAACGTCCGCGTGCATTCAGCACAGACTTTTGAACATTACCTGCCCACTCTTGAACATATTGCTGCTTGATAGCCTCAGCCTTCTCCATTCGCTCGCAAAGGAGCTGAAGTGCTTCGATGTCGGCCTCAATACGTGCATAGTGAAGACGTCGGTGCTCCGGCTGACGAGGGTCATAGCTGGCAAAGTAGGCCGCTGTGGTCTGATGCACGAGCATGTTCATCTGCACCTGCCAGTAGTACTCGTCATTCTCCTTCTTCAGACTCTCGCCATCGGTCACTCGCGTGTGATAGAAGTGTGTGACGCTGTTGTATGGGCACTTCATCTCGACGATCAGCAGAGGATCCATCTCGCGGTCGTATATGATCGCATCCGATGAGCATCCGGCGTAGTCGTTCCAGAGCTTGAAGGCAGGCTTCATGACCATACGCACCTCGCCGCCAGTGTCGTGCTCTAGCTGCTTGTGCAGTTCGTTTAGTGCGTGCTCTTCCCACTCGTTGCCCCAGTCGATAGCACGACCGAAGGCGTGATCGTGTGATTCACCAGTGATGATCTCCATGGCCTTTTCGATGACATAGCGCTCACCTGCTACTGATAGCTTTCCTGCTTCGCGGTCGGCCTTGCTTCGAGGCTCACTCATGAGGTCGACGATAGTGCTCGCGGTGAACTTGCCGAGGCGCATTTTTTCCCATGCTTCTGACTGTTGTCTGACTCCTTGCGCGTGCTGGAGGACGTCGGCTGTATACTTATTCATGTGCTTTGGTATTTAGTAGGGACTCGATGTGTTGCTTCTGCTCTGGACTGATGAGCTCGGCAAGCTCCTCCATCGCCTGGCGAATCTCGAACTCGTCCTCGCCTTTCGCGATGCTCTGCTCGATCAGCGTCATAGTGTGCTCCGGTAGCTTCGTGATAGGGACGTCCTTGCGCGTGATCTTGTAGGGCTTGTACGTGTCCTTGTTCTTGCGATTAAGGTCACGACCGAATACCTTGCCCAGGCTCTGCGCTGCGTTTTTGAGGCACTCTGCCTTGAGCTTTGGGAAGGCCATGTCGAGAGCGTTCGGCTTCTTGTTCGATGGAGACAGTGCCCACTGATTGCGGAGCTGTGCATCGTCCTTTATTGAGTCCGGAACGCGGTCGACCATGATGACCACAGAAGCGGCTCCGGTGCGTCTGATCTCGTAGCCGGTGACTGGATGCACCACGACGAGCTCGAGTGATGCCTGCACCTCGTTGGCTATCATGTGCCACTTAAAGTTCTCCGTCTTCCACTGCCCGAAGTACATCTCGTCGAGGGTCATCTCGATGTGACTGATGACCACAGTGCTCGCCTTTTTATCCGGTGTGAGCTCGACCGACTCCAGTGCAGGCTCTGAATTGAGCCGTGCCTGGAACTTTTGAAGTGCGTCTATACTGACGTCTTGAATAGGGTATCGCATGTTTGTAGAGGTTTATGGTAGTTCTTCATGAGGTAGATGACTGCGTCGTTCAGTAGTGACCAGAAGCGATCGGGACGGCCTTCGGTGAATTGTTCGCTCTCGGCCCAGTGAACATCGTCATACATGTCGACTGTGTCACGATTGTAGGCCACGCGTATCATGTGCGTCCATTCGTTTCGCTGTACATCTTTGATCAGCTTGACGTAGTGAGTCGGATAGATAGCGAAGTATACGCCGCAGTTGCGGTTCTCGCGGTAGGTAGGCTCGCTCATGGCTGCACCTCCTCTGCTTTACCGGATAGACGAGCGACGCACTGAGCGAAGAGCTCATCGAAGCGCTCGCGTGTCACGATCTGCCACTTCGGCTCGGTAAGCACACGAGCGAGTTCGCTCAATTCACTGATCTCGTCGCCTTCCTTGATGCGTTCACTACGCAGGCTCGAGTACTGGATATTCTTCGCCATCCATCCAGTGATGAATGTGCCGTCTATGATTGCCGCGAAGGAGCAGTCAGTCACGTTTTCATAGTAGGCCGAAGTCGGCAGCATAACTGATGTCGCCGACCTTTGAGTGATAGTGATATTCATGACATGGCCTCCTCTTCTTCGTTGACTAAAAATGAAAAGTTTGAATGCATGAGCTCGATGCGGTAGTCATGACCGATGCCTCCGGCACTCATTAGTGCGGTGCCGTCTGGTAGGTCAGTCCACTCGTAGCCGAGCTCGTCGCAGCGCTGAATGAAGGACGTCTGTGCGTCCTTCCAGTTGTTGAAAAAGTGAACAGCGTGACTCTTCTGTGAGCCGCTGATCTGTTCGATTGTGATACAGTACTTCATGTGTGTGATGTTTTGAAATTTGTTCGGCAAATATATGTGGTTTTTTTGCTACATCAATAGACAAAAATCATGTAAGTATTAACACGACGCGGTTAACATCGTGCAATACACTGAAGATTAAGGTGTTGAGGTGTTGAAAAGTCAGACTTGAAAGTGCGGCATGTCCTTGAATCGAGGCCAGTTGCCGCCCCATTGTACCGACTTGAAGTGCTCGGCCACGATGGCCGCGAAGTTCTTGAAGTTCTTCTCACTCCAGTCGAGCTTGCCCTCCTTCTTGAAGGCTATGTCGAATGCCTTCGAGGGGTATACGTTGTGCCTACCGTTCTCACGTAGGCGCGTGACGATCTTGCCCGGCTTCGTGCGGCCCTGAGCATAGAGCTCTCGCTGCTCTTCGTTAGTGCGATGCGTACAAGTCAAAAAGACCTGCGGCCCTTC